TAAATAAAAATATAATGGATTTAGTTGTTGGAAATTTACTAGATAATTTTATTAAAGCACGAGAGAAGGAATTGACTAATCCTGAGAATCCCGAAGCTCCTAAAGATCCCAACAATCCAAACAATCCAAACAATCCAAACAATCCCAATGATCCAAACAACCCTAAACCCTTGTCTTCAAAAGACATTTTGTTTAAAGAGCTTGACGAAGTTCAGGCAACTTGCGAAAAATATATATTAAGCAAGGCATATAAGACACTTCAATCTCTCGAAAATGATAATAATAAATTAATATTTTTTGATTCAATATACGATAAAACAATGTATAGCATGCTAAAACAGTTTGAACGCGAGGAAAAAACAATGGATAGTAATGCGTTTTTAGAGTTTTTAACAACAAACCTAATGTCTATTATGAAATTAACACGGGCCCAAGCTTTAAGAGAGGCTAAATCAATAATGGACGAAAAGCGCGAAATAATAGATGGCGACTACGCGCTATTAAAAGACAAAGCAAGTTCAAAAAACTATATTTATAAACGCGAAAATAATGTGTGGATATTAGACCCAACATTTGAAGACAAGTTTTATATTGAAAATAATCAAATATTTTGCGATGTAAATAAAGAGTGTATAAGTAAAGAAGACAAATGCAACTCAATAAGTGGAACCAAAAAGACAAATCTTAATACAGAAGTTGAGGACATATTAAAAACATTCGAAAGCAAATACAATTTTAGTATAGAAGAAATTAAAACCAAAATTACTAGTAATTATGAAAATGCTAAAAAAAGAATAGAAAAAATAACGGGTCTAAATAAAGTTAAAAACGAATATACTAATAATTATTTAATAAGTTTAGAAGAACCTTATGAATCAAAAATTATCACATCTCCATATGAACAATTAAAAAATAGCGTATTAAAAATCAAAGATTTATCATTAAAATACGAATTAATAAAGCGGTTTTGTCTAAATTACACTCGAAATGCAATAAATGACGAAAACGTGTATTGGCTCTATTGTATAAAAACAAGTGTAAAATTGATGCCTCAATTTTTATTGCGCCTTTCAAATGCGTTTTTAACCAAGCAAAATTATTTATTAGAATTGGATACATTGTGCGCAACTCAAGGGACAATTAGTGATGATAATAATTTTTGGGTAGACAAACATAGTGGTTATATTATTAAAGCGATTGAATTAGACAACGACGAGGGATATGATGATAAAGGCTTTAAAGTTTTTACTCGAGAACAATTAGAAAATGATTACGCAATAAACTTAGAGCCAGTAACAAAATCATTAAACCCTAACATCCAAGTAATTATAAATATTATAAAAGCGATGACCCTTATGATGGGAGTAAATATATCACACAATCATGAACTTATAATAAATAATGTATTGGCTCTCTTAAATTCAAACATTCCATCAAAGCAAAAATACGAGGAAATGTTGCTCAAAGTAGCCAAAAAAGAAGGCAAGGCAAAAAATAATCCGCCTTATGAAGATATGTATAATTCATCTTTGTTATTATTAACTTTGGCATTTATAGTATATGCTATTCAAATCAATATTCCAGTATTAACATCTAAGAAAACATTTCCTGGATGTATTAAGTCATTTAGTGGATATCCGTTAGACGGGGAACAAGACAAAACATCAATAACCTATATAGCTTGTATAGCAAATAAAATAAAAAGTTCAATTGTTCCTTGGAACAGCATATTAAAAATGTCCGAAAGTACACTCATAAAAAATATAGAACAACTAGTATCAAAATATATAGTTCAAAATAAAGACTTAGTAGAACACCTAAACAAAAAGCGCGAATTTTTACTAAGCCAAGACACTAACGGTGATGCAATCCCCACATACTTATCTATTAACATATGGCATACTTTCAATCCCCCATTAAACGACATTAAAATAGACGCTCAAACATTAGAACCATTAGACGTAAATTTTAAGAACACATTATATGAAACATTCTCTCGTGGCTCTAAAAATAATATTAAAGAATTAGTTGAGTCAAAAGGTATAAGTTGCGCCAATCATATTATAGAATTAATTCAAAACGTTGTAAAAGCCAATAGTCCATTATTAAAAAATTCAAACGACAATCCGTTTTTGGAAAATGCGTGCTGTAATTCACAAAAAAACAGCATTCAATATTTTATAAATGCTAATCCTAGTATAGTAGATTATAATAACTTGGCAAATTTTTACAGTGATATACTTAAAGGTATAGACAATTTAACATATTCACCTCAAATTTATGTGCCATTAAACACTCAACAAAAAATCATAAAGCAATATAGTGCGTTTAGCGAAGAGTTAGTATATAAAGCGTTTATCTATTTTTGTAATTTTGCGAATCAAATTCCAATCGATGATGAACTAAAAGGGCTATGTATGGACAAACCACAAACTTATGATCCTAGTAAATCAATAAAAGAAATTATAGAATCTCTCAAAAATGATGGCAAAATCTATAATTTTGCGTCATTTATAGAATTAATACATATTGTGAGCAAAAACAATATTATAAATGTTCCTATTAACTTTACTATTATTAATAATGTGGAAGCACTACGAATAATAATAGATGCTTATTCCAATAATAGTTATTACAAATTAGACGACATATTTGTTAGTAAATTGGAGTTAATGTTGGATACTTTTTCTATTATTGCGGATGATAATCGTGAATTGCGTGACTTAAAAAATTACTTAGGTCGCAAAAATAATGCATTACAACAAAAAATATTACAAATAGTAAGCAGTCAAACAAATATTAGTAAAAGCGAGTTTGCCAGCTTTAGTCAAACACTAACAGTGTCTGTTGATGTTGAAAACATTACTTTTTATCAAAATTATATTAACAATATATTATACATTTTCCCATCAATAATTATTAATAGCAATGTAAATTATGGCGCAATTCCCAAACATTGGAATTTATCAACAGTCCATATTTCTGATATTTATAATATAATACAAAAATATTATGTATCATTAAATACATTTAGTAATAAACACGAATTGGCGCTAGCGTTTAAACTAGTAGCACAAAAATTAAAACTATTGACGCAATTAATGAAAGTATTTTTGTATAATAAGTCATTGGTAAAATCTGTTGACCCAGAAAAACCGGCTTCCAGTCAAATAAACAGTATATTTGATGACAAATTAATATCTCTTTTTTATAATTACATTTTTTATAATATACTTAACGAACTGTTAAATATTAGCGAAGACCAAGAGTTTATGTTACAACTGCAAAATATTGACTCTAGCACTTACAACAAAGACGAATTTATGAAGACCATCATAAACTATATAATGTGTTATTCAAACATAATGAACGGACATTATAATTTAATAAACAATGGGTATGCCAAAGTAAAAGAGAAAATTGTTATGGCAAAAGAAAAGGAGAAAACATTAATAACTGACTTTTTGAAAAATCTCTCTGATGAAGAGCGCGAAATTGAAAATATTTTGAAAAATAACAAATTAGAAAAATGGAATGTAGGAATGCAAAAAGGGTTAACACAATATGTAAAAGAAAACTACGACCAAGAACGCGAAGCATTAGAAAAACAAGCACTAAAAGAGCGGAAATTACAGCAAAACAATAATGTAACAGCAATGAACAAAGAAATATACGACTTAGATTTAGAAGAACAAATGCACAATGATGCCGCTATTGATGCCGAAGAATATAGTATGTCTAATATTCCTGATGATGATGATTTCAATTATGATAATGGTGACGACGATTATGCGAATGGAAACCACGAAGATTATGATTGAAGTTGATAATTTTTTATTTTCATACTAAATTACATTTAGTAATTTTACATATTCTATTTTTATTTTTTCAATATAAAAATAGTATACTTATAAATAATATTTTTATATATAAATGCGTAAAACAGGTCGCAAGACATTAAAGCTAAACAACAAAGCAGGCAATCGATTTTTAGAAAGAAAAGTTCATATGGCCAGTCTGTTTAATGGAGCATACCGAGATGTAACAAATCACGTATTACGTGATTATTCGTCATCCAGAATCCAGAAAAGTAGACGAACTATGGTAAGTAAAAAAGATTTTGAAAATGAGTTTGAAACACGTGTTCCTAATTTTTATAATAATTTAATAAGATTTGTAATTGTTTTAAGAAGAACAACTCCAGATCCAACTACGCTAAGTGCTATAAAAGATGATATATTAAGAACAATACCTGATAGAACTATAGCAGGTGTCTTACGTTTACCCAATCTTTTTGAAGATATAAACTTATTAAGAAATTTATTAACCAATCATTTTCCACCATCAAATGAAAAAGAAACTGCCGCGTTAATAGAAATATGTGATTCAATTATAAGAGCAATGAATATTCCATTACATGCTCGTATAACGGTACCATTGCTCCCATATAGACAAAATGGGTTTGTAAGAAGACAAGCACAAGCACCAGCAGAAATACAAGCACTAGCACAAGCACAAGCTAAAAAAAGAAGAACACTACGCAAAAGACGTAGCAAAGCAAAAATAGCAAAATAATATATTAACTAAATAATACATTAGCAAAATAATATATTATTTAGATTGTATATAAATGCCTCAAAGTGTGTCATCTAAAAAGTCAGGCTCAAAGTCACATTCTAAGTCAGGCTCAAAGTCACGTTCTAAGTCAAATTCATATACAAGATTTAGAAAAAAACGCGCGGCAAAAACACTTCAACGCACATTTAGAAAGGCTTTAGTTAATGGAATATGTGCTATATGCACCGGTTCTATGTTTAATAGTTCAAATATTAAAACACTAAATTGTAACCATAAATTTCATAATGAGTGTATAGAAGCATGGCTTAAAGTAAATAATGTATGTCCTACATGTAGACGCGTTCAACCTAATAGAACCGGAACTCGAGTCAATACACTTGTAATAGACAGAACATTTGGCAATATTCCTCTTTCTATGCAATAATTATATGCACTAATTCAATGCACTAATTCAATGCACTAATTCAATGCACTAATTCAATGCACTAATTCAATGCAATAATTTAATGCAATAATTTAATGCATTATATTATAGTACTATATAATATATGCCACTATTTAATAATAGAACAAAAAAGGTACAAATAATATTAAGAAATGAAAGTAGAAGTAGAAGTAAAAGCAAAAGTAGAAGCAATTCTTTTACGCGAAAACGTAATCTTATTGCTACACGTTTTGTTAGTAAGCTTAATAGTTATAAATCAAAAGTATTAGAACGTTCTAATAAATCAAGAGCACTAACACAAAAACTAAAAACAAAATTAAACTCAGCTATAACTATTATTAAAAAATCTGATGTATGTCCAATATGCTTATCAAAGATTGACTTAAAAGAACCAATAACAACATTAATATGCGGCCATACTTTGCATAGTAGATGTTTATATAAATATGTAAATAATACTCGTGAGACTGAGTTAAGGTGTTCGTTGTGTAGAAGACACATTCCATTAACAAGTTTAGACCCAAGTAAACTTAAACCAGAATTACTTATTAAATTTCTTACACTTCTTAAACTTCTATGTGATGACTACGAAGAGAATATGAATAGAACAAAAGTTATGTGGGATGACTCGTCTGCTTATGTAATTAAACTTAATGAGGACATTGCAAATAATCCTGCTCTTGAAGTAGTTTTAAGACGAATATTAACAAAAGCTAATGAAGCAAGAAATGAAGCACACGATATGTATAATGACGCATTAAGTCTTTATATAACAGCATATGAGAAATATCTTACTACTAAGTCTATTTACAATATAGAGACTATAGACAATCTAGAGACTATAGACAATACTCGTCAAATAGTATAATACCATTAGCTAACATCCTTTTTAACAACATTTTTAATACTATAAAATAGTTTCATGCTAATATCATATAATAGCGCCACACAAATATTAAATAGTTCTAAATAATAATCCATAGATGCTGTTATAAAATCTCCACCATAATCGCATTGAACTATAATATTTGTAGCATATACAACATATAGAGAAAATAACAATAATGTAAAACCAAGCAACGTCTTTTTAAGTATAGAAGATAAATATATAAAATATTGAATTATGCTACTAATTAACAAAACTAATAAGGCAAAAAATAGACCAATACTAATTTTATAAGGCAATTGTATAGTGCTTGCTATAAGGGCTAGAGCAAACGAAAACAACAAAACAAATATACTAATAGAACCTATAAATGCTGTTCTAATGATCTCTTCATCAACATAAGGTTTTATGTCTTCTAAAATTATTCCCATTGTTACCGAAAAGAGAGAAAATAGTATAAATTTTAACCAATTAGGCATAGGAACAACATCTAAAATAATTATAAAAACAAAACTTAATATATGCGATCCAATAATAAGTAGTCGGCGAACTTTGTCTTCCTTAGTAAGTTCAACGCGGTTAAAATTTATATGAACGTAGTAAGTAATGGCTACTTGAATTAACAAATTTATTAAAATTAGCATAAAAAAGAATTTTTTAACATATAAAAGCTTAAACAATTGCGAAAAATCAGTTTTAACAATTTTTTTATTATACTTCATAATAGAATAATTGTTAACGGACTAATTAATAATATATTATATTATAATTTATAATATATTATATTAAATTAGCATATGATAATTTAGTAGCATAAATTAGCATAAATTAGCATAAATTAGCATAACTTAGAATATGCTAATATATTAGCACAAATTATTATATAGTATTATCTTAGTAATGCCCGTCACCAACTTTATTTCTTCGCTATTTAAAAGCACAAGAAAAAAAAGTAAAAGTAAAAGTAAAAGTAAAAGTAATTCTTTTACACGAAAACGAAAGCTTATTGCTACACAATTTCTAACTAATATAAGAAAAACTATTAAGCAAAGACAAACAATAGACAACTTACATAAAGAAAGTAGTGCGCAAAAAATACAAGAATCATTTAAAACCACATTAGCCAAATCAAAAAACGCCGATGTTTGTTCTATATGTTTAGCTAAAATGTTGTTTCCACGACTAATAAGCACTTTGCCTTGTGGTCATAAATTTCACGCAAAATGTATTAAACCAGTTATTGATAATGATTATAATGCTCAATGTCCATTATGTAGAGCTCCAATACCAGTTATAAATCAAACTACAACTCACACTATAAATCGAAATAATATTGGAACTAGGCATACTATTTATCGAACATCTCGTAATCGGTACACATCTAGACAATCACGTAATGCAAATATAGCTAGCTTACATATTCAATGGAAAAGATTGTCTAGAGCAGTAACCAATGCTCGAACTAAATGGCAAAATCAAAGAATAAAGGCATCAGCTGCTCGAGAAAGAGCAAACCATGCTAATTTTTTCAATCGTGCTAGATTAACACAAATAGCAGAACGCGAAGAATTATTGGCGCGAACTTATTTAGCAGAGAGAGATAGGCGTATAAGAGAACGGCTTAGATTTGAAAGACGTCATGAGGAAATATTAACTCAAATTATTACTAATTCAAGAACTCCAACTAATTTAGTTAATGTAGAAGCTGGCTAAAGCATTTATAAAAACAATTTAAAGACAAGATGTTACTTATTTAGGGGATAAAACATAAAGCACAAAACATAAAGCACAAAACATAAAGCACAAAACATAAAGCACAAAACATAAAGCACAAAACATAAAGCACAAAACATAAAGCACAAAACATAAAACATAAAACATAATTTGTTAAAAAATTATAAAAATATAAGGGTTATTATTATATATTATAAATAATATATAATATTAAGTATGTTAAGACTATTTATTGTGAATAATATAATGTTAGTATCATTGGTTATATTTTTAGTATTATTTGCAATACTGTTAGCAACTAAACCAACACTAATGTTTGATAAAAATGGAAAGCCACGCGAATTTGGAATAGGTTATAAAAATAAAACAATATTACCATTATGGTTAGTGGTAATTATTTTAGCAATACTTGTATATTTTTGTATATTGTGTTATGTAAATTATAATAAATATGTAGCTTAAAGCCTACTTTGAATAGTTAATATTTAGCATAATTTAGTATTTAGCATAATTTAGTATTTAGCATAATTTAGTATTCTTTGTTAGCTTCCTTGCGCATATTCAAGACTTTCGGCTTCAGCATTGTTTAAATCGGTTGTAATTTCTTCTAATGATTTTTCACAAGACATATTTATAATATAATTATAACTAACAGAGCTAACTAATACACCTGCTAGTGTATACCATGTAATTTGTCCAAGAACATTTTTAATAACTAAGAGTTTATATAAGTTTGTGATATCTGGGTTGTTTTCTGGTGTAGTATTATCGTTTGTTGCTGTTGGTCTGGCTACTGCTCCTGTTGCGGTTGGTCTTGCAGGTGGTGGTGTTCCTGTTGAACTTGCAGGTGGTGGTGTTCCTGTTGAACTTGCAGGTGGTGGTGCTCCTATTGCACCTGGTACGGGTGGTGATGGTGCACCTCCTCGAAGTTCTCTTATTTCTGGTGTTACTACTTCGCCTTGTGCAACTTGCTTATTTAAGTCTATAATACCAGCGTCTTTTAAATCACCAATAAAACTTAAAAAAGTCGCTTTATTAATATCTATTTGATTAATAAAGTTGGATTTATTATGTGTAATATTTGCAATTGCTTTTGCTAAATCACCATTAACATTAAGATTATTATTAAGTATAGCTGTTAATGTGGTTTCAACTCCCAAAATACTTATTACTAGATATCCAACAGTATTAGAAAAAGGTGTTATCCAGCCAGGAAATATTTTCAAAACTATAAATAAAGTAAAAAATATAATAATCCAAGGTAATAATGTAGCCAATAATATATCAGTCCAACGAATTGCTTGACTATTACATAGTGCTTTAGATATTGTTGTATTTATAAAATACGATCCAATTATTAGTATACACACATATATAATAGTTAACATACTACCATCTTTGGCCTTGTCTATAGAGTCAATTGACTTAGCACTTTGTATACTAAACAAAGTAAAAATTAAAAACCCTAGTGTTATGAAAAAAAAAAATATTAAAGGGCTTCCAGGAATAGGAGTATTAGTATTATTATTAGCCATATTCTTATATTATAATATAATTTAAAATAAATTAAAACATAATTAAATTATAAGTATAACAATAAATTATAAAAAGTGATTATTATATTAGTATAATGAACTTTAATATACTTGATTATACTAATTTACAATATAATTCTACAAAACACAGCACAAATTCTATAAATAATGGGACTAATCCAAAATTAGTCGATGATGGTGTGAAGTTATTTTTTAAAGAAGTATTAAAAGGTTGTAATAAATATAAGCAAGCTAATTACAACACATTTTATAATGTATTAATGTTTTCTGCTTTCTGTTTGATTTTAGCTATATTATTATATAGTCGCTATAAGGGGCCTCATAATTATAAATCTTATTATGAAAAAACACTTAAAGACAAAGAATATATAATGTCTAAATTGGTCTATTATAATCGTCAAAATCTTGACCATCAGCAAAAAATTAGAAACAATATGATAACAAATTTGCCCGATTATAGTAATCATCCTGAAGCCAATTTATTACATAAAACAGTATACTTTTCTTAAAACATAGTATTTTATTTAATATAACAAAAATAAATAAAATAAATAAAATAAATAAATAAAATAAATAAAATTAAATAATAGTAAATAAAATAAAAATTAATATTATATACTAACTTTATAATATAATACTATGAGCACCGATTCCGATCCACTAAAACCATATTATGATGAAGTGGGTAAATATTATAGATTAAAAAACAAGTATGAGGATATTAAGCAAAAAAAAATTACTGAATTAATTAGTAATAAGAGTATAGATAATAGCCAAAAAAAACAAACATTTGCTAAATATAAGCCAAAATGTATTAATTGTAAGGCAGATGGTGGGACAATTTTCACAGAAACACCTGTCTTATTGCGCGCTACTTGTGGAAATCGCAATAATCCATGTAATCTAGATTTGTCTATAAAGCGAAAACAATTTGCGGAAATTAATAGTCGAATTTTAAAGTCTTCTATTGAAGTAATAAATTACAAAAAACAAATTATAGCTACTAAGCTGGATTTTCTATTTAACTATATTGAAGAAGAAAAAGCAGTTGAATTATTTGAATCATTAAAACAGCAATTAAATAATAGTCAAGAAAGTTATAATAATTTAGTGAATTTATATAATTCAATAACAAACAATGAAGAATTAAAAACAATGATTCTTGAAAAAACTAGTGAATTTGAAACCTATAAAAAACAATATAGCGAAGCTCTTGAATTGTATAAATCATCGGGAGAAGTTGTATATTTAATAAGCGCTATTGAAATACACAAGACTAAACTAGCTCTTATTGGAAAAGATCTAATGAATTTAAAATATAAATCATGTTATGTTGAACAAAATGAAGAAGACAAATATATATTATATCAAAATAATTATAGCCCAGAAGAATTAATAGTTGAAATAAATGATTAAATATAAAGTATTACATTATATTAAATGGTATTCTTTAACTTTTTAAATAGTATATCAAAATATATAAATATAAGTGTATTTTTAATAACATTTTTATTAGGATTATTATATATTTACTATATTGACTATAATAGAAGAGTAATAGTATATCCAAATCGACACAATATAGACAAAATAGAATATAAAGATGAGGCTGAAAATTGCTTTGGTTACAAAGTGCAAGAAGTAAAATGTCCAAGAGACAAAAGCAAAATTGAAATTGTGCCTTTAAATTGAAAATGACTATGTAAATTGAAAATGACTATGTAAATTGAAAATTGTGCCTTTTAAGTAAAATCAGTACTATACTCAAGTGTTTTGCTTTTTGAACCACACGGAATATTTTCTTCTACTAAGCTGTAACATTTTGTTTTAGTAGTGTCACTTGAGAAAATTTTATCACGCAATTCATTATGTTTTGGACCAATAAACTTATAACAATCTTTTGAATTACATACTTGCCTAAATATTGTAGAAAGTCCTAGACCTAATAATATTGATAATATAATTTTTCCCATACTTGTATGTAATATATTTTTAACAACATTATTTATCATATATTATACTATATAATATATAATATAATTAATTTTTTATTTAGTATAATAAAATATTTTAATAAATATATTTATGAAATTAATTTAAAAGCAAAATGAGCTATTAAAATATTATACTATGCCCGACCAACCTGATGTGGAAACATTTGCTTTCCAAGCCGAAATTAATCAGCTTATGTCCCTTATTATTAATACATTTTATTCAAATAAGGAGATTTTTTTACGTGAGCTAATTTCTAATTCATCTGACGCCATCGATAAAGTGCGGCATTTATCATTAACAAACAAAGATGTATTAGATTCCAATCCAGAACTATATATTAATATTATTCCAGATAAAGCAAATAAAACATTAACTATTGTGGATTCGGGTATTGGTATGACAAAAGCAGATATGATTACTAATTTAGGAACTATTGCACAATCAGGAACAAAGGGCTTTATGGAGGCAATGAAACTAGGAACAGATGTCAATTTAATTGGGCAATTTGGAGTCGGGTTTTATTCAACATATTTAACTAGCGACCGCGTTGTAGTTACTTCAAAACATAATGACGATGACCAATATGTATGGGAATCTAATGCTGGTGGTTCTTTTACAGTTAAAAAAGATAATAGTGAAGAACAATTAGGACGCGGAACAAAAATTGTGTGTTATTTAAAAGAAGACCAGCTTGAATATTTAGAAGAACACCGAATTAAAGAACTAGTAAAGACACATTCTGAGTTTATTAATTATCCTATTAGTCTTAGTGTTGAAAAAACAGTGTCTAAAGAAGTAGAAGTAGAAGAAGAAGAAGAGAAAGAAGAGGAAGAAGAAGACAAAGAAGACGAACCTACTATTGAAGATTTAGACGAAACTGAAGACAAAGACAAAAAAGAAAAAGTTACAAAAACGATTACAGAAGTTCATAAAGAGCTAGAACTATTAAATAAACAAAAACCAATTTGGTCTAAAAAACCAGAAGAAGTTAGTAAAGAAGAATATGTTGCCTTTTATAAAGGACTTACAAACGATTGGGAAGACTATTTAGCAGTAAAACATTTTTCAGTAGAAGGACAGCTAGAGTTTAAGTGTCTATTATTTGTGCAAAAGCGCGCTCCATATGATATTTTTGAACCAAAAACAAAGAAACAAGGCTCTATTAAATTATATGTGCGTCGTGTATTTATTAGCGATAAATGCGAAGACTTAATTCCAGAGTGGCTAGGATTTGTTAAAGGCGTTGTTGATTCCGAAGACTTACCCCTAAATATTTCGCGTGAAATGTTACAGCAAAACAAAATTCTAAAAGTAATTAAGAAAAACATTGTAAAGAAGTGTTTAGAATTATTTGGCGAAATTAAGCAAACACGCGAAGACTATGTAAAGTTTTATGAACAATATGGTAAAAATATTAAACTAGGCATTCATGAAGACACTTCGAATCGTGAAAAGCTTTCTGAATTATTAATGTTTCATAGTTCAAACTCTAAAACAGCTATGATTTCATTTAAAGACTATATTGAGGCTATGCCTGAAACACAAAAAGCAATTTACTATATTACAGGCGAAACGCAAAAAGCTGTTGAAAATTCACCTTTCATTGAAAAGTGTAAAAAGCTTAATTACGATGTTTTATTTATGACCGAACCAATTGATGAATATTGTGTTCAACAAATAAGAGAATATGATGGAAAGCAATTAGTTTGTGTAACAAAAGAAGGTCTAAAATTTGATGAAACTTCTGAATCTAAAACAGAATGGACTAAGTGTATCGAGGACTTTAAGCCGCTAACAAATAGTATTAAATCTATTTTAGGAGACAAAGTTGATAAAGTGGTGCTAAGTGAGCGTGTTGTTACTAGTCCGTGTGTATTAGTAACTGCAGAAACAGGATGGTCAGCCAATATGGAAAGGATTATGAAAGCACAAGCGTTACGCGATCCAAATATGAATTCTTATATGGTATCTAAAAAAACACTGGAACTTAACCCAACTCATCCTATTATTAAAGCTTTACAAACACAGGTTACAAATCAAGTTAATACAAATAGCCTAAAAGACGTAATTACTCTATTATTTGAGTCCGCACTAATTAATAGTGGCTTTAGTCTAGAAGAACCAACAACATTTGTAAATAGAATTAATCGTATTATTCAATTAGGTCTTTCTATTGATGACGAAGACGAAGAACAAGTAAGCAAAGCAGAAGAAGAAGACAAAGAAGAAGACAAAGAAGAAGACAAAGAAGAAGACAAAGAAGCAGAAGAAGCCAACAAAGAAGAATCTAATATGGAGGAAATTGACTAAAAGAACAAAATAACTAATGAACTACTTTTTAATGTTTATTGCGTTTTTAATTCAATAAATATTTAGGTATATATATTAATTAATGTCTTCAAGTGGATTAACATATATAAATGAATTGCCAAATCCAAATCCAAATTCTAATATGCAAATAAATAGCGTCCAACAACAACTATTAATGCAACAACAACAACCGCAAAATATTATTTTAAATAAAAATGAAATAGTTTCAAACCAAAATAGTCAAATGCCTGGTCCTGCTATTAATCAATTTATACCATCAGGAACATATAGCACACAAAACCCGATGCAACAAAACAGTAATCAAATAACAATGGAAAATAGTGTATTAAATCAACAACCAAACTATAATGAGCTTGTAAATCAAATACAAAAAGCAAGTTTAAACGGTTCAACTTCACTGCCTTCACGAGATATACCAAACAATTCTATACAAATTTCAAATGACGAACAAATAAAACCCAATTATATACCACCACCACCAGTTCAAGAAGACTATATAAAAAACAACGAAACACCAGACTACTTAATTGAAGAAAACAACAGAAAAATGCGCAATTCTAATTTTTATGATATGCTATATGGTGAAGCACAGCTTCCATTAATAATAGCGCTTGTATATTTTTTATTCCAACTTCCAGCTATTAAAAAATACAACAAAAATTTATTACCATTTATGTTTAATCTTGATGGCAATCCTAATTTATATGGTTATATTTTTAATAGCGTGTTGTTTGCGTCTATGATATATATTTTGCTAAAAGTTATGACAAAATTTGTTTAAACATAAAAATTGCTTAAACAATATTAAATAAAAAATCAAATCAAATAAAAATAACTATTTTGTTAATTATTTTTATTTATAGTAAATAGACTATTTTGAATAGTGTCTTCCTATTTTCATCCATAAAAGTATGCTAATTGTGAAACCTACTAAAAATCCGGCTATACAATGATCGGGATGTTCTTTTAAAAAGGGTCTTGTTATAAATGGACCAACAAAGAATGTTAAAAACGAGTAAAAAACCATAATGGCAATAGACATTGGCGAACTTAGATGAGACATTTTTTATAGTTTAACACTATATTATTTTTTTGGTTTTCTTGATTTTTTTGGTTTTCTTGATTTTTTTGGTTTTCTTGATTTTTTTGGCTTTATTGGCTTTCTTGGCTTTCTTGACTTTCTTGATTTTCTATGTTTTTTTCTATATGTTTTAAAGTAAATTTTAGCCGCAGCCATGTCAAGAGGGTGTACTTGGTTTTCAACTAACGAAGACGAAGACGAAGACGAATCAGATGACGAAAAAGATGTTGGAAAAGGTGTTATATTTGGTTGGCGGCGAAGCAGTGGTGGTTGAACAATCGGAGGATCAATGTCTAAATCAATTAATAGTTGATTAAGAACATCTAATTCAGCATTAGCAATAGGTATTAAATTATTAAGTTTATTATATTCAAGAAGTAATGTTGCTACAGTTTCATTATTAACAGGATGAGCTAAAATATTAAATTTAACTGTCAATATATTTACTAGTGCATTATAAACTTGCATAGCCGGAATATCAAGAGGAGCTGTACTATGATGATAAAAAGCCATCCAATGATCAAAAATAAATTCTATTTCACTCCTTATTTTTTCATTAACAGGTATTATAGTTTCTATTATATGTGGAACATCATTCCACTCATGAAAACCAGCAACACCTGATATATCTTCTTTTAGTTTATTCAATCTAAGTATTAGAAAATCAAATAAAGGTCCTGCCGTATAATGAAATGGAGACATATTATACTATATATATACTATATAATATATATTATATAGTATATAAAATAGAAAATAGAAAATATAAAATATAAACTAGAAAAATTATAGTTCACTTATATTTTTTACTTGTTTTACTTTTGCTTCCATATTTACAATATTGTTTTTGAGAGAACCCTTTTGGACGCATACAATTTATAGACCTTTTATATTTTAAAGTCCATGCGCCTCCGCGTTTAACTTTTGTTCCTTTTTTATGTCTTCTTTTTTTGCCACGTGCTCGGTTTAACTCATTGCTTTGTCTATTCAATAGCATAAGTCTTGCTTCTAGTTCATCTATTTCTCGTCTTAAAGTAGTTTGTCGACTAGTTAAATCACTTAATGATTCTTCTGCTGCAAGCAGAGTGCTAATTACTCTGTTGCTTTCATTAACTAATGGTATAACGCGTTCTTGGCTATTAGCATGAATGGCACTACCAATAGCAATATAGTCACTATAAAGTTGACCTATAACGTCGGTATCATTGGGATTAGCAGCTCTATAAGTATCATAGGCACTTCGTGCGCTACGATGTGTGTCTCCAATATTACCTTGTACTTGTTCTCGTGTAGCTAGTGTTCTTCCTTGAGTTACTCTTTGACTCGCAGTCTCTGCGCGTCGCCTAATAGTAGCAGTCTCAGCTTCTAGAGCCATTTTACTAGCATTAACAGTTATTAGTTCAGACTTTAATTTTTCTAATTGTGTTGTTACTTCATTTCTTTCTCTAAGTAACTCTCGGCTTCTTCTTGCTAAAGCTTGAGTATTTCTTGCTAAAGCTCGCCTTCTTCTTAGCGAAGCTATTTGTTGCAGCGCTGCGTCTTCTCTTTCATTTTCATTTATAATATGTGGCATCTAGTATATATATAATAGTATATATATAATAGTATATATATTAGTTTTTTCTAACTTTACATTTTTTTTATTTTTTATTTTTTCCTATTTTTCGTCTAGAACGACGTTGTTTTTTACCATGCGCTTGATTTAGCTCTCTGTCTTGACTACGCAACTCATCTAGATTATTTTGTAATTCGTCTCTTTCATTCATTAATTTTTCTCTACGAGCATATAAAGTAGCATAGTTATTTTTTGTTTCACTTAATGCTCGCAGTGCGGACTCTCCTTCTTCAATTGTTGGTCTAATAACTTGTTGAATAGCAGCAATACTAGTTCTATGAATATTACTTGACTCATCATAACGACTTCTTATACCTTCCCTATCATTTGGATTGGTCACTCTATATTGTTCATAATGGCGACGCGACCTAGCATATGCGTTTCCAAGATTTCCTTCCATTCCTTCTTGAGTAAGTCGATTTATTTCTATAGTTAAAAACTGTATTCTTTCTCTAATAGTAGTACGCCTATTATTTACTAATGTTAATTCTTGAGTAAGACTACTAATTTTGTTATTTAATTTAGCTAATTTAGTTCCTAATTTTTCTATTTTTTTAAATAGTGTGCGCCTTCTATTAGCTAGAGCAGTTTGTTGTAGTTCAGTTGCTCTTCTTAGTGTTGTTATTGGTCTTTGTTGTCTTCTCTGTGGTGATTCTTCACTACTATCAGACATAACTTATTATAATATATTATAATATATTATAGCAAGTTAATAAGTTAATAAGTTAATAAATCCATTAGTGTTTTCACATTAATTTATTGGTATTACTGGTCTTACTGGTATTACTGGTCTTATTCGTGGTTTAGGTATAGCTAATGCTCTTTTTATACTCTTTCCTAGTTGCTCCTCCCAAGTCAATTGTTTGAATTCAGCTTCTAAATCTCTAATAGAATATTGTAAAGCTGGTTTATCTTCTTTTTTAGCAGCACGTAGTAGTGATTTTGAATTTTCTAACTCTTCTTTTTTTGCGTGTAATATTGCTGTGCGTATGGAGTCGCGAGGAATGTCTTTAAGTATTTTTGATACAACGTCCCTTTCAACTAAGTTTCTATTTGTTGCTTTTATACTAGTCCTACTCAAAAGTTGTGCAAGTATAACAGCTACATCATTAACTTTCTGGTCAAGTCTAGAAGTAGTTTTACTTCCTACTCCACCTTTTTGTGATTTATGTTTTTGTTTACTATGTTTACCTTGTTTACTATTTTTACTATGTTTTCTATGTTTTTTTGTTTTTACCATATATATATATAATATATTATATATTATATATTATAATATGTTAATAAATCATTTTCTAGTGTTTTTACCTTTTTTTGCCTCTTTTATATGTAGCACGATGCTGTTTTTTACCGCGTGCAATATTTTCATTTATACTTAATGATAAATATTCGCTATTCATTTCATCAAGTTCGTTTTGTAAATCATGTTTTTGTCGCGTTAATGTTACTATGTCCTCATTTAAAGTTCTATAATTTTTTTGTGCTCTAGTTAAGGTTCGTAACAATGACTGTGCTTCTAGTCTTAGTGGTTTAATAATTTCTTGAATAGCAGCATTAGTAGTACTATGAAGACGAGTTGCCTCAGTATAACGAGTTCTTATACCTTCAACATCAGTGGGATTAGTTCTAATATAATCATTATAGTGGCGTAACGACCTAGTATATGTATTTCCAAAATTACCGTTATTTTCTTCTTGAGTGCGTCGCGCTATTTCTTGAATTAAATAGCGCACTCGTTCTCTAGCACTAGCAGCCGTGTTATTTGCTAATGTTGCTCGCTCATTAAATCTACTTATGTCATTGTCTAATTTAGCTATTATAGTTCTAAATTTTGTTATTTCTCTAAATAGTCTGCGTCTTCTGTAGGCTAAACTTGGTTGGTGTGGTCGTGATGATACTCTTCTTTCACTCATATTATAAAATATAATATATAATAATATAATATACTATAGATTTGATTTTTATAGTTTTTATGGTCTTCTTTTTCTAGTGTTTTTGCCTTTTTTGCCCTTTTTTGCCCTTTTTTTTAGATTTGCGTTGTCTTTTACCGCGCGCTTGATTTAACAGTCTGTCACGAATAAGCGCTATTTTAAGTTTGCGCTCAAGGTCAATTATGACCCCTTTTATGTATTGTTGTCCTTGATATAAACTATGATGGTGTTCACTTGCTAATCTGTATGTTTCTCGCGCTAGTGCTTTTTGTTCTATAATAGGAGCAAGACCTGTATCCATTAGCTCATCAAAAAGAGCACTAACTTGATCAAATCTTGCTTTACGATTATCATAATAATTTGCGTCTTCCGTGTTTTCATCTTCATTATTTACGTGCTCATACCACCATCTCTTAAGTTCCTTATATTCCATTCCTAAGTCGGACTGATTAAAATTCGTAAGAAGTGTGTATCTTAAATTATCACGTTCTGTTCTCAACCTTTCATAGCGGTCGTGTTCATCATCTCTGCGTATTCTTGCTTGGTCGACTTCAATTGTTTTCGCATCTAGTGCTCCGCGTTGTTGTCTTAAATCGGCTTCTAATTCTCTAATAGTATTTCCTAAAATGGTTCTTCGCGTTTCTAAAGCCTGTGTTCGTCGTGCTAATGCACTTGGTGTATTTTGTCTTTGAGTTGCGGATCTTAAACGCATTCTAGGAGTTCTAATAGTATTTTGATTAATACTAGTCATATTATATTAACATAATATAATATAATTTTATAATTCTCTCTTATAACTATAAATCTTCCAAATCTTCAAGTTGAGTTTTTAAATTAGAAACAATTTGTGTTAGTCTATCGTCTTCCTCATATTCTGCAATACTGTGTGCATTTGCTTCATCATACATCCGGGTTGCTACATATATTTTATCTTCAAGAGCACGAAGTTTAGTTAATTGTCTACCAATACGAGTATAAGGAAATGCTTTAAGTCTTAGTTTTATTATAGAAGCGCGTGAGTGGTCCAACATGCTGTCACTGCTTTTAAGCTGATAATATTTGATTTTTAAATCATCATATTTATCTAAATTAGAATAACCAATAGCTTCCTCGAGTTCAGTGTGTTTATCTTCTAGAACACCAAGTTTGTTGTAGAGCTCTTCCTTACGAGCATGAATTGGTTGAGACTCTGCTATATAAGCATCTAGTGCTGCTTGTGCTATTATTAGTTCATTAGTTAAAGCTTGTTTTTTTCTTCCAATTGTTATATGAGTTGTTGGAACTGCATTGACTATCTTATTAGCAATAGCTTGTGAATTAGCAATAGCTCGTGAAGTAGCAATAGCTTGTGAATTAACAATAGCTTGTGAATTAGCACTTTGCTTAAACTTTTGACTAAGTAAACGTGTTACTTCCTTTTTATAAGGAGCATTTTGTAACGCTTCTGTTACAGATGCTCTAGGAACGTCTTGAAGTATATGGGATACAAGTCTTGGTTCATAAAATTGTTTGTTATAAGTACGTTCGCTTACATCATTTAATTTTTCTCTAAGTAAATAAGGCAATTTATCTTCTGGACCTTTCCCAAGTCTTTTTGGCCCAAGTCTTTTTGGCCCAAGTCTTTTTGGCCCAAGTCTTTTTGATTTATGTTTTATTTTAACCTGTTTTTGTTTCCCACGTTTTCTTGTTTTACCCATATATATTAAAAAATATAATAATATATTAAAAATTATAATATAATATATGCTTACATTATGCGAAATAATAGTTTATATAAATGATACATTATAACAAATGTTCCAATAAATCCTAATCCAACATAACTATCTTTAGTTAGCTTATTATGCAATCCAAAATATGCTAGTGCGATAAACCCAGGAATAAATAGTATATAATGAGCTATATACAGTAAATTTCTAAAATTAGTTAGATATAAATTGGGAATTGGAACAAATAACACTATGCCTAAACTTAACACTATTAATAAATAATAAATCCAAAATGGTGTTTTACTTTGATAATAACTAATATATACTAATGACGCACCAATAATTAATATATGCATTATATTAACATATTTCATTGGTAAATGTAATAAGCTAAATAGGGTCATTTTATATAGTATAATATATATTATAATTTATAGTATAAATTATAATATAATTATATTATAATTTATACTATAATATAATAATCTATTATTTTTTTAGAGCTCCAATATAATATTTTGGTAAAATAGTTTTTTTTACATAACTAGGATGGCCACGTGAATTAAAAAGTTGCGTTGCGTCTTTGCCGACGGCTTGCATAATAATCTCTCCTCCAGGATGTTTTGGAATCCAAGAACTAATATTATAAACTTTATTTTCAATTAGCGTCCACGCATCCCCCTTTTTATTGTGCTTTTTGATTTCAGCAAGTGTAAATGCTTTTTTTTTATTAATTCCACCAATTTTATTAGCGTCTATTTTATTAGTGTCTAACTTATTTGTTCCCAGTTTGCGTGTATGTTTTAAAGTCTTAGTCTTAGTCTTAGTCTTAGTGTGTTCTAAAATAGGAATGAGTTTAGCAATACAATTTTCAGAAGTCATTAATGCGCCTTCGCACCACGCCTGATATTTAGAATAATTCTCTCCAATAATATAAACATTTGGCAAAGGATTTATTAATTTATAACTTAAATAATCTGAATCAACATTTTTCTTCCAATTGGCAACACCAGCGTCCCAAAAATACAGTTTTATGTATTTACTGGATGGAACACTTATGTTATACACGCTAAACACTAGATTTAATGTGTTATTTAGCGTTTGCTTAACATAATCAAGCCCTTTTTTAGCCAATAAATTATTCCAAAATCTAGCATTAGCACAATCGCTATAGCTCGACATAATTAATCCATTATTAGAATTAATAGGAATTACAAATTGGACTTTACTATTTGTAATTGTTTTTTTAATATTTTTAAACCACGATTCTCCATTTTCCGTTTTATAAACTTCAAAAATACGCACCAAATTAATTGGATTTATTGAGTCTAAATCTCTCAACAGCGGTTTAAAAATTGTTAAACTTTCTAAACTCTGTTTAGGTATAGCACATATTAAATGGTCACAATAGTATGTTGTTTTAGTTGAATTTTTATAATTGGAAACACTTATATTAAATAAATTAGCATTAGCATTATAAACTACATTTTCAACATGTGAGAGATTAATAATCGTTATATTGTTACGCTTATAACCCTGTGTTTGTTTTATAGCCAGCAATAAATGGTCTATAATTTGTCCTAATCCCCCATTTAATATAAAAAAAGTAGATTCTTTATTATAATCATATTTAAAATAGCCAATTGCATCATAAGCATTTAATTCATTTAAATCTGAAGAATATTCAAAAACAGAAGCCACTTTTTGAGAGAATGAAGCAGACATATATTTTGTAAGTAATTCATATAAATAAAACTTTTGCAATGCTGACTTGCCTAATTTGGAAACCAGCGGACTAAGAAAAAATTTGTATAATTTAGCCATAATAGAGTCTTTGTATTGCGTTTTTTCGTGCGCTTTGTTATTTTCTGTTACTTCTATATATGTTTTAGTATTTGGTATATTTACAATTTTAGATTTTAGACCAAGTTCACTAATCAAAGTATTTATAAGTTTATGATGATGGCCCAAGCGGCCTGCTCCTAAATCCATTACATATTCTTCGCTATCTATAGTTTCTTTATAAGAATATATTCGCCCACCATAACGCTCTCCAGATTCTAATAATAATATTTTTAGATTAGTAAACTGTTTAGACAATTTATATAAAGTATAAAGACCTGCTATGCCTCCACCAATTATTACTAAATCATAATTTTTGGTATCATAATTTTTGGTATCATACTTTTTTTTATTTTTTTGCGTATTAGTCATTTAATATTATTATATTATTATTAACTTATAGCAACATAATAATATAATATTCATTTTTTAATTAGCTAAGCCGCCTAATAGTATCCATATAACGGTCTATATTCGCTTGTGTGTATCTTACTTCAGCATCGGCAGTTTCTTCAGCTTGAAGTAATCTAACATAAGTTGGTGAGTTTACACCTCTTAGTCTTCGACTCCTATTCCTATTAGAGCGTTCGTATTCACTTGTCCTTGCCACTGCATTCCTATATGCTTGTGTTGCTAATCTACGCTCTTCTTGTGCGCGATTTCTAGCAAGCAGCGCCTCTTCGTATGTCATAGTTGGATTAGCTAAATGTGCGTAATCATTATTAGGGATTACACTTCTACATAACGGACAACCAGTAATACCTGCCTGTAGAGTGCGCATTATACATTCAGTATGAAATCTATGACCGCATGGTAAAGATGTAATAGGGTCAGTTGATTGCACTTCAGCAAGACATATTGCGCATTCTTTATCTATTTCTAAATTTCTATTAGCTATTTCTAAATTTCTCTTATCTATCTTTTCTCTTATAAGAGCGCTTGTTTTTTTTCTTGTTTGTTTACCTCTAACGCGTTTTTGAATTCGCGTAGCGGCACTTCTTACTATTGAGGATGAACGGCGTCTTGTAGGAGGCATATTTATATATATATAATATAATATAATATAATATATTATATTATAAAATAATATAAGACTATAAAAGTATTATATTATATTATAATATAAAATAATATAAGACTATAAAAATATTGAAATATTACATATATTGTGCAAACTCTATATCTCCAATATGATTGCAAATTCTTCGAGCATTACGCGAATTGTCACGTGCGCGTGTTAATAATTCAGAAGTTATAAAAAACATATTACTAACATCTTGTTCCAGTGTTTCATCATTTATATTTAAACTTCTATAATTATTGTAATTATAAGAAGCTTCATTATAGAGTCTACGTACATAATATTCTGTTTGGTTTGCACTATATTGATTACTTAACGCATCATTAAAAATTATATCTGGAATCTCTGGAGGGTCGGGTACTTGTGGTCTTAGTACTTCAATTTCGCGTTCCCATAATTCTATTTCGCGCATACGTTCTAATATATATTGTCTTCGTAATATTGGGTCTAATATTAGTGGTTGTAGTTCTTGTATTTCTTGTTCTTGTTCTAGTTCTTCTATAGAAGGATAATTTATATTAGTTATTACCGCCCTACACTTTGGACATGTTCCACGTGTGCTAGTCAAAGAACGCCTTATACAGTGTGCGTGAAATCTATGTCCACAAGGTAATGCAATACGAACATTATTAGTCAAAGGTTCAAAACATATTGGACAATCATTAACTGTTGTACTAGTATTTTTTTCTCTATTTATTACTTTTCTAGTTTGTTTTCCACGAACTCTTGACTGAATTTTACGACTTGCTTTTGACCTTAGCCTTTTTCTACTTCTAAACCGTTTTTGAATTTTTTTAACTGCCGAACTTCTTAAACGCGATGAACTACGTCTTTGTGAAGGCATACTAAATTTATATTATATTATATATAATATACTATTATAATATAATATAATATAATATAATATAATAGTATATTATATATAATATAATATATAAGATTATGTAAAAATTTATATAAATAGTCTAATATTACATAAGGTCTGGAGTTTCATCATAATCATCATCACCAAGTTCATCTACAATACGCGTAACATTATTCCTAAGTACTTGCGCACGATTATATAAATCAGACGTTATATAATACATATTAATAACATCTTGGTCAACTGGGTTACCATCTATTCTAACATTTCTATAGTTCTGATAATTTTCAGAAGCTTCATAAAATATTGTTCGTAGCTCACGCACAATTTGGCGTGCGTTATGTTGAATAGGTAACGCTTCATTTATAGTTATATTTGGAGTATCTAAAAGATTGTATAGTTGTGCTAATCGTTGTTCTAGCATTCCAATTTCTCGCAACCGTTGTGCTATATATTGTCTTCGTATTATTGGGTCTAATATTGCTTGTGTTTGTGCTTGAGCTTGTGTTTGAGCTTGTGCTTGTGCTTGTGCTTGTGCTTGTGCTTGTATTTGTTGTATAGAAGGATAATTTATATTAGTTACAGCTGCGCGACACTTTGGACATCTTCCACTTGTACTAGTCAATGATTGTCTTATACAGTCTGTGTGAAATCTATGTCCACAAGGTAATGCAATACGAACATCATTAGTCAATGGTTCAAAACATATTGGACAATCATTAATTGATGTACTAGTATTTTTTTCTCTATTTATTACTTTTCTAGTTTGTTTTCCTCTAACTCTTGATTGAATTTTACGACTTGCTTTTAGTTTATTTACTTGTTTTCTAGTGTGTTTTCCCCTAAATTGTTTTTGAATTTTTTTAGCCGCCGAGCTTCTTAAACGCGATGAACTACGTGTTTGAGAAGGCATATATATATTATATAATATTATATAAAATTAGTATATAATATAATAATTTAATATTTTTGTAGTATTAAAGAATTACTATAAAACATAACATTAGTAAGATTAACTAATAAGCGCTAATGAACCAATAGCGTTTGAAATTCGTGTAGCATTGCGCGCATCGTACGTTGCAACTTCTAATAAATTAGAAATTCTATTAAAAATAGCTAAAATATGGTCATCTAATATTTCATCATTTCTGGTTGGTCGTCCACCATAATGTCCATAGTTATCGCGAATATAACTTACTTCATCGTGAAGACTTATTAAAGTAGTCTCAGTATCGGTTGCATTTACTTCATTAACTATTGCAAGTTCATAAGCTATATTTGGAATTTCTGGTGCATCAGGTAGTAGTAGTCTTTGTTGTGCTATACTTTGTTCTATAATGTCTAGTTCGCGTGCACGTTCTGTAAAGTGTCCTATTAGTTGAATTGGTTCTAAATCTAATACATAATCTAATTCATGTATTAGCGGTTGTAATTGAAATAGTGGTATTATTTGTCGTTCTTGTTCTTGTTCAGAAGGATAATTTATATTAGTTACAACTGTCCTACACTTTGGACATGTTCCACCAGTGCTAGTCAAAGAACGCCTTATACAGTGTGCGTGAAATCTATGTCCACAAGGTAACGCAATACGAACATGTTCAGTCAAAGGTTCAAAACATATTGGACAATCATTAACTGTTGTACTAGTATTTTTTTCTCTATTTATTACTTTTCTAGTTTGTCTTCCCCTAACTCTTGATTGAATTTTACGACTTGCTTTTGACCTTAGCCTTTTTCTACTTCTAAACCGTTTTTGAATTTTTTTAACTGCCGAACTTCTTAGTCGCGATGACCGACGGGTTTGAGAAGGCATAAATATATTATATAATATATATTATAATATATTATAATATATATTATATAATTTTATGCTATAGTATATAATTTTATGCTATATTATATAATTTTATGCTATATTATTTTATAAAGAACTAATACTTTATTCACCTTCTTCCATGTATTAACGCATTAGCACGATTACTAGCACCCATAGTTGCTCTGCTTTGTCTAGGTGCTTATTGTAATCGTGGATATGTTTGAAACCATGCTTGGGTCCGTGCATCTGTGAGCACTGCTCGTTCACTGTATGGCAAGTTATTAATTAGTATATCTATTTCATTTAACAAGCTAATTGCCTCAATCATAGTAGCAGAATTACGCAATCCTGCTATTAATGCGTTAACACGATTAACAGTAGTATTAATATTAGAACTAATAGGCATTGAAATAAGCCTCTGTAGGTGATACGGTCTTTCTGGTTCTATAGATGTTCTACATATTGGACAACTTGGATTAGTATCACTCCATTGTTCAATACACTTTCTATGAAATTTATGACCGCAACGAAGCGTTTTTGTAAGTCTTGGGTACAACATATTACCATAACATATAGGACATGCTTCAAGATTTGGATTTTCTAACGCTTTTCTAAATTTTTTTTGAATTCTTCTTGTAGCAAGTCTTTTAGAGTTTATTTTTGATAAATCTGCTATTGCTTGTTCTCTTCTTTTTCTTTTTTTGAACGTTTTTTGAATATGTGTAATGACTTTTGTTCTTGGACTTAAAGAAATGCGTCTTGGACTTAAAGAAATGTGTCTGGGACTTAAAGATGGTGCTGTTGGATCTAAAGCTGCTAATTCTTCCTGGGGTGCAAGTGTTATTATATTTCTTCCAATATTTCTTAATTTTGCTGTTTTATTTTTTATAAAGTCCATATATATTTTATAATATTTTTTATAAATATTATAAAATATATTATAAAATATATAGCATGAATTCAACCAAGTCAAATTTAGCAGCTAAAAATAAAAAACCTATTTTTAAAAATAATAATTTGACGCAATTATTTAAGTTAATATATGAAAAAAAGAGTTTTTTTGCATTAATTTTAATAACTTTAGTAATTCAGCTTTACATTACTTATTATGTAAGTGAAAATTTTGATATAGAAAAAGACGAAGATACTAAAACATTCAACCCTAAACTTATTGCCGCATATATAACTGCCTTTATATTAATTCTAATTCTAGCGCTTATTACTATGCCACCAGAGTTAAAATTTATTTTATTTTCTCTCTTTTCTTGCGCGTTTGGAATAATTTTAGGATACAGAAAGTCACTTTATGATCCTAATACAATAAAAACAGCATATATAGGAACAATTAGCATTTTTGTTTCAATGTTTACATTTGGAGTAGCACTAATAGCAAGCAATATTAGATTAGGTTATATGTTTGGTCTAACTATGTTTTTTGCCCTGTTATTTTTACTGATTATAAGCATAGTTCAGTTTTTTATTATTCAATCTTCTTTTCTTTATAAAATATTAGTAATATGTTCTTTAATGTTATTTTCTGTTTACATTGTATATGATACAAATATTATATTACAACGCGATTATGGTGGGGATTTTATATCAGCATCATTAGCTTATTATTTAGATATAATAAATATTTTTTCCAATCTATTAAGTGTAAGTGGATTTGATGATTAATATATAAAATCAACATCTATTTACTATTCACGTATGCCGCCACCGCCACTTTCTCAATTACCAATGCGGCAGCAGCGTTTAAGTTATACCAATGTATAAAACTCCTATCAACCGATGGTATACTATTTATCTCAACTATAGCTTTCGCTGCCGCTGTACTTGCCTCATCAATCACGCCCTCGACAAAAGCATCATACATATCTTTGCTTGTGTTCTCAATAACCCTTGTTATTTCAGCCACTGCCGTATTAGCATCCGCATCCGCTGCTGCTTTGATTGCTTCTGCCTCCATTGCCGCCGCTACCGCTATATCCTCGGCCATTGTCGCCTCCCTCTCCGCTTCAACCGCTCTTTCCTCCCCTCTCCTCCTCGCACTATTTATTCTTTGACTTGGTATGCTGTCCTTGTTCAATGAATACATATTTGGTGGCGGTGTAAACAGTCGCAATGGTATTTTCCTTCTCTCAGCATCCGCCTCCGCCTGTGCTGCTTTTTTCGCCTCTACTGTTGCCATACGCATCAGTTCAACGTGTGTCATTATGGTGTTCGCAATATCCCTTATCTCTGTCCATGCTTTCTTAATTTCAGGTTTCGTTGTCTTAGACTTTGTTTCATTTATATTAGTCATCACACTAGTTGCTGCATCTATTGCGGCGGTCTTCTCCATAGACAAATATTCAAGTGCCGCCTCCTTACGCGTAGGTATAGGTATAGGTCTCTTTCTCGATAACGACGGTCTCTCTTCGTTGAACATCCCTCCTCTTAAATTATTTCGTTTACGACTAAATAAATTTCTTCTTGCTCTTCTTGTTTTTGCTCTTCTTTCTCTTCTTGCTCTTCTTCTTGTTCTATGTAGCAAAGGCATTATATATATATATATAAATTAATTAAAACAACATTAATTTATTTGATTTTTTTCTAAATATTATAAATTATAATAATGTAAATAGCATAAATTTATTATAATTTATTATAATTTATATAAAATTATGGTGTAGGAATAAAGTTCCAACCCAAATCTAAACAAATCTTTTTCCATATTTGGTCTTGTTCTACACGCTTTTCCCTGTCTTTTAACATAGGAAAATATGGCAAAAAATGCGTTTCATTTAATAATTCGCATAACTTATAAAGTGTATAATAATAATTCAAAAAATTAACGCGCTCTTTAGGACAATATTTAGAATATGGTTTTTGTAATTCAATAAATAGATTACATAATGTTTCTTCCAATTCGGAACTCATTATTGGTGGTTTTATACCTAATTTATCTTTAATAAATGGTATATGTTCATAATATTTATTATAACCTAAATTCTTCAAAATTTCCTTTGTTTTATTATTTGTTAGCTCATTAATGCTAATGCGTTCTTTTTTGATTTTATATTTAATATTTTCAAACACTTCATCAGGAATATTTGTGCTTTCTTTTGCCTGAAATTGTGCCAATATTTCCTTTAAATGATTAATTCGTTTATAAGCATAAAAAGAAACTTCTTTAGGTGGTTCTTTATATGATGGTTTATCGATTTCAATTAAATTTTTAATAATATTAGAGCAATTATTACAAACCGATATGCCGTCAGACTCAACATAAACCATTTCACCTCTATTACACACACTACAAATATCAGAAGGATATATAAAATTGTCATAATTTAAATATAAATAATCAATATTGTTAAAATATTTATCAATTGAATTTTTTGTGCTATTGTTAGCATTAGCATTAGAACTAGCACTAGCATTAGAATTAGAATTAGAATTAGTTCCATTATATTCGTCATTATGTGATGTAGAAAAAAATTTGTGTATTATATCATTTTTGTTTGGATTAGTTGTTATTAAATCGCTATTAGAATTAGAAATATTTTTTTTATTTTCAAAGTAATCAAATATATATTTTGAGTTATTTAAATAATATTCATTCTTTTTTCTCTCAAGAGAATGGATTAAATTTTTATATTTTTTTATATTTTCAATTAGTGTTTGATTTTTAAGACTATTATTAGAATTTTGTAATAATGATTCCAGCTTTTCTATAATTTTTAAATATTTAGGAATAATTACTTCCTCGTTTTGTTTAAATGAATTACTTATTTCATTATGCTTACTATCCAATGTTGTTTTAATAATATTTGCTTTTTTCATAGCTACTTATAATATTAGTATATTATAATGTTTATTATTATATTACAATATATTGAATTATAATATTTATACAATTATTAATTTTTAATAATTAATTAATAATTAATTAATAATTAAATAATTAATAATTAATTAATAATTAAATTAATTGTAAAAATTTTTTTTCTTTAGGAATATTATAAAAAAATGGCTGGTGGTTTAATGCAATTAGTCGCCTATGGCGCTCAAGATGTATATTTAACAGGTAATCCCCAAATTACTTTCTGGAAGGTCACATACAGACGTCACACTAATTTCGCGATGGAGTCCATTGAACAAACATTTAACGGACAAGCGGATTTTGGTCGCCGTGTTACTTGCACCATTTCAAGAAACGGCGATTTAGCTTATCGCACATATTTACAGTTAACTCTTCCTGAAATCGGACAAGGCTTAGCTTCAACAAGTGAAGCTAACGTATATGCTAGATGGTTAGATTTCCCAGGTGAGCAGCTAATTTCACAAGTTGAAGTTGAAATTGGTGGTCAGCGTATTGACCGTCAATATGGTGACTGGATGCACATTTGGAATCAGCTCACATTATCCAAGGAGCAAGAGCGTGGTTATTACAAGATGATTGGTAATACTACTCAATTAACATATGTGTGCGACCCTACATTCGCGGAAGTAGATGGTCCTTGCTCGGCTAATGGTGTGCGCCAAGTTTGCGCTCCACGCAAAGCGCTACCAGAAACCACTTTATACATTCCACTACAGTTCTGGTATTGCCGCAATCCCGGTCTAGCTCTACCTTTAATTGCGCTACAATATCACGAAGTTAAAATCAACTTAGACATTCGCAATATTGAAGAGTGCTTGTGGGCGGTAAATAGTTTAGACGGACAAGGCATAAAAATTAACAATGCTTACAAGCAGTCATTAGCTGCCGCGTCGCTATTTGTTGATTACATTTTCTTAGATACTGATGAACGCAGACGTATGGCGCAAAATCCACACGAATATTTAATTGAACAGTTACAGTTCACAGGTGATGAGTCGGTTGGTTCATCATCCAATAAAATTAAATTAAATTTGAATCACCCATGCAAAGAATTAATCTGGGTCGTTCAGCCAGATGCCAACGTTGACTATTGTGCGTCATTAGTCCCTGGTTCGGCGCTAAATACATTATTAGGAGCTCAGCCATTCAATTACACTGATGCGTTAGATGCTTTACCAAATGCGGTTCATGCGTTTGGTTCAAAGACAAACATTGCAAGTGGTCAATTTATTAATTCTTCAGGTGCTTTTGAAGACATGTGGGCAAATCAGATACAACCAGCAGGGTCTATTAGTGGTATACCAGTAACTGTTTCAAATGCCGTAGGTGGCGGAGTAACTGTTATTGGAGGTGGAGGAACTGGTGGTTTAATTGCCGGTGGTCTAGGAGGTTCATCTATTCGTGGACCGGAGGGTACAGCTAACGCAGATGACTCGGGTGTATCTGATGCGGGCACCTTTGTTCTAGCTGAAACTGCGTTAGACATGCATTGCTGGGGTGAAAATCCAGTTGTAGTTGCCAAATTACAACTTAACGGTCAGGACCGCTTTTCGGAGCGTGAAGGCACATATTTTGACCTCGTTCAGCCATTCCAGCACCACACCCGTGCGCCAGACACCGGCATTAATGTGTATTCGTTCGCCCTAAGACCCGAAGAGCACCAGCCATCTGGCACCTGCAATTTCTCGCGCATTGATAATGCTACTCTCCAATTAGTATTGTCGAACGCTACAGTTCAGGGTGTAAATACCGCCAAAGTTCGCGTATATGCGGTTAACTACAACGTTCTTCGTATTATGTCGGGTATGGGTGGTTTAGCATATTCCAATTAAATTAAAATCAAATAAATCAAATAAGTCAAATTTTATAATAATAATATTATTTTAATAATAATATTATTTTACTATATTAGTATTAGTTCTAATGCAAATAATTAGTGTTAAAAATAGTTTTTATTTTACATATGTGTTTTTAATTACTACAGGAGTAATCACATTTATTGAGGCATTAAGGAACCCTATTCCACAAATTCGCCATATTATGAATTTAGAAACTTGTATATCAATTATTGCTGGTTATTTTTATGGAGTATTTATAGAACTATTAGATAAATCAGAAGAAAAAAGTGTATTAACACAAGAAACACAGATAACACAAAAAACACAGCTAACACAAAAAACGCAAATAACAAATGAAATAAAAAAAACAGCAGAAAAAGACACTGGTTCATTAACTATTCCAGACTCTGAACATAAACTACCAATAGAGAAAATAAATGATATGCGCTATTCTGATTGGGTAATTAGCACACCATTAATGTTATTAGTATTATCTCTCGTTTTGGGTTATGAAAATAAAGTAGACGTCCATTTTTTTTCTTTTGCATTAGTCCTGTTTTTCAACTTTTTAATGTTAGGTTTTGGATATATTGGAGAAATCAACTTATTAAATAGAACACTAGCAAATTTTATTGGTTTTATATTCTTCTTTCTAACCTATGGAACTATTTGGAAACTATTTCTAACTGGTTCTAAAGTAACAAAGCAATCCAAAATAATATTTTGGCTATATTTAGGACTATGGTCTTTATATGGCGTCTTTTATCAGACAAGTGAAACAACAAAAATGATTGGTTATAATATGCTTGATTTATTAGCAAAGGCATTTATTGGTCTATTCTTTTGGTTATATTTAACAAAAATAGTTAAATTTTAATAAAATGGGTATTTAGCTTCTATTAACCATTGGCAACAGTTAGTATCTAAAATTCTTGTATTATTAAAATGTTTTTTTAATAATTCAACAATATTTACACTATAAGGACTAGGTGTATCATACTTATATATTTGATCAGCAATACCTATATACACTAAACCATCTGGATTTAGAAGTTCTTTGATTTTATTCATCACATTAGTATATTGTAAATAAGGCATATTCCATAAAAAGCATGTAATTACATCAAATTTATTAGAATTGTCCATTGTTAATAAATCTTGCTTTAAAAGTGTAATTTTTTTATTAACCCACATCTCATCAAAGCGTGAAGAATCTATATCAATACCTACTACACTTGATGCACCAACTCTTACTAAATTTTCACAATTTGCTCCATTTCTTGTTCCAATATCTAAGCAGTTTTTATTAATAAAATTGCAGCAATTTTTCAATAATTGAGTATAAACCTCACGAGCATAATAATCATTAATCATTTGTTTTTTATAATTTTATTATATTTATTATAAAATAAGTAAAAAAATTTATATTATCAATTTTTTAGCAATTTGATTTATGCTTTATGTTTTAAAACAAACTATTATAATAAATTTCACTAATTACTTCTATTAAGTCATTTGCTAGTTTGTTTTCATCAATATCAAATAAGCAATGTATTTTATCAAGGATTAGCGATGCTTTATCGTGTGGCCATAGTTCCCTATCTCCTGGTTCGCGCAATAATGTATTATATACATAAGTTATTACAGGAATGTCTTCACAAAACATGCTAACTTGTTTTATATATTCAATATAATGTTGAACAAATGGCAAATCTATAGCAAATGTTACATCACTAAATATGTGAGGTTCTAATGCCATCCTGTATTTCAAATATTCAATTATTAAAATTTCATTAGCATAAGCATCACAAATAGTTCGCGCACATATGTTTTTAAATTTATTTTCTATGTATGCTCCTGTTAATAGTTCAATATTAAGATGCGGTTCATAATTAGTTTTTTCAATTAGCATTTGCTGCTTTAGCATTTTATAGTGTATATTATATTATTGATTATTTAATATAATCAATAATTCAATTTTATTTAATGTAAATCATGTTTTTGAAAAAACATTATTAACAATAGCATATAAAACATATATAAAACATATATAAAACATATATAAAACATATAAACACATATAAAAAAAAATTGATTTAAAAATAATTATATAAATTATATTAAAACACTACTATTATGGCATCGTTCATTCAAGAAGTTGTCGCTATTATTGACCGGTCGGGTTCTATGTGTGGCAAAGAAGCAGATACTATTGGTGGTATTAATTCAACATTAGACATTATTAGACAAGATTTAAAGCCAGGCGAGCGTGTAAATGTATCAATTAAGTTATTTGACCACGAAGAGCGTATGCTAATTAGGTCATTAAATATTGAAGATGTGCGGCCTCTTGAACTAAGACAATTTGTTCCTCGTGGTCAAACCGCATTATACGACGCAATTGGTTCAAGTCTTACTTATTTTATGGAAAAGAAACTACATGAACCAAACAGTTATACTAAGTGTTTGATTTATGTTGCTACTGATGGTTGCGAAAATTGTAGTAAGAAATTTAACGCGCAAACGTTAAAAAAGCTAATTACAAGCGCACAAGAATCATATAACATTGAACTAATGTATTTAGGAGCAAATCAAGACGCAATTTTAGAAGCATCTAAAATCGGCATTGAAGAAGGTCATGCTATTAACTATAGTGAAACAAAGGAAGAATGTGAAGCAGTATATAGGTCTCTTGGTAATGTTGTAAATAGGCAAAGGAGTTGTGCACCAACAGCGTTTACACAAGTAGAACGTAGCCAATCATACCAACCAACTACACCACCACCAACTGTGCGTTCTAATGAACCGCCACGGCTAAGGCGTCAAACAAGCGTAAGACCAGCATTCTTTTAAATATAAAAAACTATATACTAAAAACAAAAAATATAAAAACAAAAATTCAAAAAAATCATATTTTTTTTATAAAATAGTATGTGTTATTTTATAAAAACTATACATTGGGTGGGGTTCGAACCCACGAGGCCGAAGCCATGCGAACTTGAGTCGCACCCCTTAGACCACTCGGGCACCAATGCTTAAAAATTAATAGACAAATGTCTATTACTATTATTAGTGCTAATGTCTTTATATTGTTTCGCTATATTATATAATTTGTGTTTGTATATAGTTATTAATATTGTAGGCAAGCGGAGCATATAATATAGAACTTATATTTGCTAAATATAACTTAATTTGTTTTTCTTTTTCTATTGAAACATAAACATACTTAATATCAAATGTGCCGTATGTTGCCCAATAACACCATGCTAAATTAGTTAAACATGCCATACATGAATGATATAATGTAACGCTAGTAGGTATATAAATGTTTACATATAAAAATGGAAAATTATGTACAATCATATTTCCAATATGAAAAATAGGGAGTGAAAGTCTTCTTTTAATAGCCATTCTCTTAAAAGATGTATTATCTACTAAATAAGCTCCATTAAATGTGAAAAAAATCAAATAATTCCAACAATAGCTTATACTATATAAATAATTATAATCTATATAATTGTTATATGGTTTAAAATAACATAATGCAAATAACGCCAAATTAATATTTGTAAATGGAATAATTTTCTCTCTAATAATAAACTCCATTTTTAAAGTAATTATTAATTATTTACTAAGTAAGAGTAATAAATATTTAAATGCTATTGTTTAATAATTATTTGCTATAATGGTTTTTATTTAAATTTATTTTTATATAATATATAATGATAACAAGACAAGCACCATCGGAAAGTGCTAACAACTTTACATTAGGAACAAAGAAACGCGGTAATGACGGCAATATGTGGGTTATAATACAAACAAAATCTAGTAAAAGATGGTCTAAAGTAAATAAAACAAAAAAAGCAAACAATCAAGGAAACAATCAGACAAAAAAAGCAAAAACAGACGACATTTCACTAGATAAATTAAGACAACTACTACAAAAATATAATGTAACAACAAGAGGTTCAAAAGAAGCGATGGCTCAAGGTTTATTTAGATTGAGCAGTTCAACAATCGAAAGTAATGATTTAGAATTAATTTATAATTTATTAGATGAAGGTCAAAAAAAAAAAGCAACAAAACTCATAGAGATTAGAATTAGTAAACCAATCACTAATTATAAGGGAATGTATGAACCGCCAACCAAACCAATTAGTTCCATGACGCGCACAGAGTTAATAAAGAATTTACAGAAATTTAGAGACAGTTGGGAAAAATTTACTAGACGAAATCAAGATTTATCAGATGAACGTTTAAATGATGAACCAACTCACCAATTACGAAACTTAATTAAATTTTATTATAGTGACGGCGCAAAATTGTTAGCAGAAGATTGGTTACGTAAATAAGTTTAATATTTTATTAATACTATAAAAAAAATTGATTACATCTTAATTTTAGTTTCAACAAACTATCATAAAACTTTATACATTGCAATGCCGCCACTTATACTCTCTCTTGATGGAAATATTGGTTCTGGAAAATCAAGCATTATGCGTTATTTGGAAAAAAACCTTGCTAATTATTGCGCTTCAAAAGACAATAATTGTAAAATCTGCTTTTTACAAGAACCAGTTTCAAGTTGGGAATCAATTGGAGATGCTAACGGAAAAAGTATTATTACGCACTTTTATGAAAATAATGAGCGCTACAGTTTTGCGTTTCAAGTAATGGCATATACTAGTCGTTTGTCTTTGTTAAAGGAAGCACTAAAAGGAGATTATGACATTATTATTAGTGAGCGCTCCGTTTATACAGACAAATTGGTATTTGCAAAAATTCTATATGATGCTAAAAAAATGAGTCTTATTGAATATATAATTTATTTAAATTTGTTTAAAGAGTTTCAAACTATTTTTCAAGATTTAAAAATTGTTTATATTAGAACGTGTCCTGAGATTTGTGACTTGCGTGTGCAACAGCGAGGTCGTCTTGGGGAAACTATACCGCTCCAATATTTAAAAGATTGTCATCATTATCATGATGTATGGTTAAATAATCAAGAAGCAATTGAACAAGGGTTAGTATTAGTCATTAACGGAAACGAAGAAACAAATACAAGCCAGTTTATAGACAATAATTTTTATGACGAAGTAACAAGAAAAGTGTATGATTTTATT